TCGGCACAGTCCTTTGAATGGTTCTTGATTGATACCTGCAAGATAGTAACTGCAACCAGTGGTCGTGCGCTATCGATTACGAACGTTTTACCGCAATCGCAGACGTGCTTGATTTCTGTTCTCATTTGGAACCGCCCCACCCTGACCCTTTGAAGATCGCTGGAGTAGGCGTCCAGCTTCTTTTCATTGGGATCGTGCAAGTGGAGCAATAAGGTTCCCGAGCCAGAGTGTCAGTGATTGGTCGTTCCACTTCAATAACTTCACTGCACACTTCGCATCGATATTCATAAGTCGCCATCTATCAACCTTTCGTCAATTAATCCGATCGTCTCCTTTGAGCAGATCGTGCATTGGAGATGTTTAATGTACGCGGGCAAGTTATCGATCGAGATCCGAATGAGATGGATCGTCAATCGCTGGCACACTTTGCAGTTATAGTGCAGCGACGCCATGACTGCTCCTAAGTAGATTTTCTATCGGGTGTAAGTTGTACTGATCGACCCACCACGTAGGCTGAGTCCGGTGCTTCCATCGCGGGTTCTTAGCGATTGCAACTGGGATCCAGCCCTTAACGTAGTAATGCGGCGACTTTCCTGTAACCAATACAGCGATGTCAGTATTGCGATCAGACTCGTAGATGATAAGTGATCCCATGTCGTATTTCGTCCACTTAACTTCGATGCGACTGCCTACATCTGCCGTCTCTTTGAAGCGTGAATTGCGCGGATCGAAATCCTTGATTTGAAAGTATTTTGCCACTGCAAATTCGGCACCGATTGACTCTGCAACTTGGCAGACGTATTCATGAAAATTTAACTTCTGGTCATAACGAGATACGTCGTCTGCTTTTGCTTTGATCCTGTCGATGCGCTCGAGTGCTGTACGTGCGCAGTCCCACTCTTCTTCGGCTGTCAATCGCATCTTCATTTGCAAGCCTTGCAATACCAGAGTTCATTCGATCCCATGACTTTGTCGAACTTTCCGCCCTGAAGTTCTTTAAACATCTGGCATCTATCGCACCATTCAATCTTCGGTGGAATGACTTGATCTTTGATGACAGTGCCATCGATCTCGATGATTGTTCTTTCACCGGTTTCTAGTTTGATAATTTCCATTTCTCCCATGGCTACACCTGCGGCTTCCATTGACCATCGGCGGCTAACACGTACCAGAGCGGTGTGCATTGAGTAGCCTTCGCCTTTTCGACGCATGAGTAATTTGCCCATGCTTTTCCATTCTTTGCTGACACGCCTTCGCGCCAAACACGATGCCCATGAATGCACTTCGGCGCTTCTTGAATTAGTTCACCGCCGAGCTGAGACTTGATTTCATCGATCGATGATGCGGCTGTAGCAAATCCATCTTCGCTTATCGATGTAGCCCAGAGATCAACTTCGGGCTTCTCTGCGAATGCTTTTGGAAGTGTTTCCACTTGCTGCATATTTTGTAAAGTTGCGCGATTTTGGCTTCCAAGAACTAGCCCTGCGCATCTTCCTATTGCGGACGTGGTCGTATCTTCTACGAAAAAACGCTTCATCTGGACGTTGTAGGACTCGACTCTTCCGAATGCGTAATCAATGCCTGCTGGTTCTTGATCTTCGTAATGACGATATATCCGACACTCGACCAAGATGTAACCCTTGTCCGCGTTGAATTCAATGACTGAAGTGTGGACTTTGTTATTCGGATATGTTTCATGAAGACGGCGAATGCGAGCGGCTACGTCCTCGTAGTTATCTAGGAAACTCATCGGCTTTTCTCGATTTGCTTGCCGATGCTGATGCCGATAATCCGACCCTTCAAGTAGCCGTCCTTCTTGCCTCGGTTATACCCGAGCGAGTAGAAGACCGTACATGATCCCAGTACGTACAGGATCGCCATTCCGATTTGTTGCTCTAGTTCCATTTATTGCTCCCGACGGAAGCAGATCGTTCGCCTGCTCCCTGCGTAGAGAATGACGGATCGAACTGACAAGGTCAAGAATTAGGCGTGTCTTTCGGCGTGTCGGGCTTCGGTTTGTCCTTGAGTCCGTTTGACGCAAGTACGCCACCGAGCGATCCAGTTAAGAAGATCGCCAGTGTTTTAAGTAGATCGATGAATGCCGCATCGTTAGGCGCTTGAGCCGCCACTGGTTGAGTAACGAATATGAGTGCGTACGTGATGCCGAGAGTTACGATCAAGAAGACAATCGAAAGAGTCATGCCAATAAATAAAATTAGCCGAGCCTTGATTTCCTCTGGCGATAAACGTTTCTGGTATTTAGGGCGATTTTGGCTGTGGCTTAATAATGTCTCCAAGTAAGTCCTCTGTGCAGATGCCTTGCGCTTCGCACTGTGGTCGTTTACATTCATCAAGTTCCCAATTCTCGAATTCTTGGCATGGATAGCGGGTATAGCCCTGATAACCACACGCAGACAGTGCCAGAGATAGCCCTATCGCCAGCGCTGCCGCGTGTAATTTTCGGATCACTTCCCAGATAACCCGAATGCTGAGTCTTTAGGATTTAGCCATCGCATGATGACTGGAACGACAGCGGCTACGCCTGCCATCGCAATCGACTTCGGATCTGAAATACCGGACATATAGACAGCAAGTGAAGCGGCTACGAATGAACGCGCCCATGAAGCGGCTAGTGCTTTTGCATCTTTCATTTTTTCTTCTCCTTTTTCTTTAGGATTGTGAGTTTCGGTGTTTCCACCTTAACCGTCGGAAATTCGCCCTTATATGGAACGTACTTTGGACGACCGAAACCGACGACTTCTTTGCCGATGGTGCGTTGCTTAACCATCACCATTCCGCCGTTGCGTTGATCTCCCGAGCCGCTGGTATTGCCTTCGATGGTTGTGATTGTCTTTCCATCGATGCCTACGACGATGCCGATATGCGAAATACGATCGACTCCATCATGCGGAAAGTCCATGAATGCCATGTCTCCGATTGCTGGCTGATCGAACCATCGCGAAATTTCCTTGAATTTGTGCGCTCCGACAGCAGTGGAAACGAGTGAATGAACCTTGACTCCAGCATTCGCCAGAACCCAGTTGCAGAATGATCCGCACCATGGCAGACCATTCGCCTTCGTGAATTCACCGTACTTCGTCAGATTGTCGCCCATCTCGATCGTGCCGATTTCAGCTCGAGCGACATCGATGGCGTGTGCGGCTGTACCTTTTGGATAAATCATTTATTTACCAAGTAACAATCCGTTTGGAATTGGCTTTGCATATTTCCATTCAACAATATATGCGCCGTTTCCATCGCCGTCGTCTTGTAAAAATATGCCTAAACTTTTGAAATCGTCTGTTGGTTGTATTTCAGGATATGCGGCAATAATTTTTTCCCATAGTTCCATTTTTTATGCTCCTAAGTACGTGCAAGTAAACGGTAATGAAGCAGTAGAACCAGCATTTAGGTTGCCGCCGCTATTTTGAAATACTTGTAATTCGAAATAATCATTTGCGGCTGCATTGACCGTAACGCTGTTATTTAATTGCACGTCATAAACCGCGCTAGGGCTTGTCCTAATATCAAGCGGCGCAAATGCTGTGCCGTTCTTTTTTATGGTTGCAAATCGGTAGCCTGTTCCATTAGCCGCAAAACCGATTGAAACGGTCAGCAAGTATTTTCCAGCCAATGGCACTGTAATTCTGCTGGTGTTGGTTACTGTGCTATGGAAAGAGTCTGTGTCGAAATTTTCAGAATTGTAAGTGATGATAGTGTCTGTATTGTTAGGTATTGACTGGTATGCAGTGTTATAAATTGAGACATTTTTCTGAGTTGGTGATGTAGGCGCTGCCCACTTGAGTCCAGTTGCTTCTGCCGAGTCTGCGGTCAGAACTGTGTTGTTTGCACCTACAGCCAAGCGCGCAGGTGTATCTGCTGCCGTTGCGCCAATTAAATCTCCCTTAGCATCGACAATCGCATTTTGAATTGCATTTGAGTCATCTTGAGCGACCCAAGTAAAGTCGAGATCCGTTGCTGATGCCTTAGATAAGACTTGACCGGTCGTTCCGCCCTTAAGATCGACGAATGCAGTATCGACAGCCTGCCCGAATACTTCAAAATCCGCTGGAAGATCAGTAACGAGATCAGTTGAAGTCGGCATTTGCCAGCCGAAGTTAGTTGTTGGATTAGCCATTTTTACTCCTTACGCGACGATAATCGCATTTTGCCACTCGAGAATTCCCGAGATCGTGTTCCATGCTTCAGCGGCACTTACTTCGTCCCATGACATGGCTTGAAGTGAGTACGCTAACGGAGACAGCAACGCTGTAACCGAAACCTGATTGTAGCCTGCCGAGATTTGCCAGCCTTCGACGAAACCCTGATACGCGCTGGCTGACATATTTGCTGGCAAGTTGTAAATTCGAAGCGGTAAGCCCATGAAAATATTGATAAGAGCGTCGCGGTCTGCGTCATCAAGTTCGGGCGATGCCAGTTCGAAAGTGATCGAAGTAAGCATAGGATAAGGATTGGCTCGAAGCGTCAGATAGAAGTCTGCCTGATCTTCGGCATCTGAAGCGTTGTGCAAGGTTGTCGTGATGATCTGCGCGAGTTGTCCGTAAGTGGCGATCGATGTCGGATCCGTTGCTGATTTTTCCGCATTTGATGCTGCGCCATATTTGACGGTGATCGAGTTTCTTACATCTCCAGCTCGATAACTGATCCGAAGCCCTGAAGCAATAGCGTGAGCCGCATCGACTTCCACGTAACCATTCGCCGCAAGATAAGAAGTTCGATGCGATGCGTCTGCGTACGAAATACGTCCCAGAGCATCTTCGTAGATGTAGCCAAGTCCTGAAGTGGCAAGCGCTGAAACTAGCGAATAAACATCAGTTCGAGATGATGATCGAGCGGCTAATTCATAATCGCCTGGAGTATCGATTTCACCGAGTCCGGTATTTTCTGCCGTTGCCCATGTTGTAGTCGCTGGACTGTAAGTTGCCCATGTAATAGCGGCAGGTACTTCTGCCCAGTTATTGACTAGAAGATCGGTCAAGATTGCTTCGATCTGATTACCGTCGAAGTCTTTGGAAAGTGCGCCATTTGTCAGAGCCTTCTGCAGTCTGGAAAGTGCGCCAAGTGCAAGAATTTCGATGGTCTGATTTACCAAGATCGATCCAGCGCTAGTTACGCCGATCGTTACATCAACAACCGATCCGCCGAAAATTGGAACGAATGTTCCAGTTGAGTCCTGAAGTTCGATTGTTACTGCGTCATTGATATTTATATTGACCACTGATTGAGTTACGTTATACAACGAAAGATTGCAATATCCAGCCTGTGCCTGCTCATAGATATTTGTGCGTCCAGAAGTAGCCGTTAAGTTAGCAAGAACGTAGTCGGTATATTCGACGCCGCCGATCTTTACTTTCCAGACAGGGTTCCAGAGCGTCATCGATCACCCGAATAGCAACGCGTTAGCGCCGCCTGTGCCGCGGAAGAATGAACGATTGAGTACATCGACCACTGATCGAGCAGCCGCTTCTGGATCGCCCACGATGCCCTGATTGACAGTT